AGACGTCGGCCAGGTAGCCCGTCCAGCTCGGCTCGTCGTCGACCGTGATCTGTATCCGCGCGCCGGGTCGCAGCACGGCCGGGCTCAGATCGTTGGTCGGATCGTAGACACGCTCGGGATCGACGACCGCGATCGTCGCCTGGCCGGCCTCGGGGATGGTCCGCGGTCCGGCCCATTTGCCGGCGCCCCAGGCCCAGCTCGCCGTGAGCACGTCGTCGGATATGTCCTCGGTCGCGTCGTTCGCCGGCGTGAGCAGCGAATCCTCGCGATCGAGCTCGTGCACATCGAGAATGAACGGCGCCGTTCCCAGGTCCGCGAGGATCGCGATAGCGGCGCCGGCGATCACGTTCGCCATCAGGCGCCAGGCCCCTCGATGGCGGCCAGCCCGCCATTGCTGCTCGCCCAGGTCCGGACCGCGGACACGACGGCGCGCGGGTCGGCGCCTGTGTTGATGGTGATATACGACGTCGGTCCGGCCATGTTCAGACCTGGGATCTTGAACTCGAACGAGAACCCGTTGAGCGGATTCAGCTGTTGCAGGAAGTTTTGAAGCTTGCCGAGCGCGTCGCCGATGGCGCCGGCGATCTCACCGATCTTCGTGATGACCTTGATCGCGCCCTCGACGATCGACGAGAACACGTCGACGATCTTGCCGAATATGTCCCACAACTTTTTCGCCGTGTCGACGAGCGGGGGGATCACCGTATCGGCGAGCTGCGCGAGGATGTCGTGCACGCCCTGTATCCACGGCTGAGCATCCTTGAACGCCGACAGCAGCAGCGGCGCCAGATCCTTCATGGCCCCGAGCGCGTCGGCGATGAACCCGGCGGCCGCGGACAGCAGCGGCGTCACGACGGGGAGGATCGTTTTCACGAGCTCGCCGAACGCCTCGATGATCGGCAGCAGCGCCGGTAGCAGCTCCTGCAACGCCGGCAGCACCGCGGCGCCGATCGACTCGCCGACGTCGTTGAAACCTTGCTGCACGAGCGCGGCCGATCCGGTCGCAGACGCGGCCCAGATGTCGCCGGCGCCGGCGGCCGCCGTCTGCGCGGCCGTGATGGCGTCGATCCCGGACACGCCATCGGCGGCCGACCCGATCAGCGCGACCAGCCCGCGCGTCTGGCCGTCGTACGCCTTCGCCACGGCGTCGGCGGCCTCGCCCAGATCCGTGTTCTTCTGGCGCGCCAGGTCGAATGCGGCGCCGACCGCCTGTACCGCCGTGTCGACATCGCCGGTCCGGCTGATGATCGTCGACAGTGCCGCCGTCGTTTCCTCGTCGTCGAAACCGAACTTCTTGCCGGCCTCTTGCACGGCCGCGATCTTGTCCTGCCAATCGCCCGTGTCGGCGCCCATCTTTTGGATCTGATTCGCCAGCTGATCGGCCGCGAGCTGCTGATCCGACGCCGCCATCCCCAGGTCGAATAGCGCCTTGCCGAGCGCGACGACGGCCGTCACGCCGAGCGCCATACCGCCGGCGAGCATCAGCCCGTGGCCGCCGGATCCCTCCCCGCCGGCCGACTCGCCGACGCCTTGCAGCGCCTCGGCCGACTGATCGGCCGCGTCGAGCAGGCTCGCAGCGTCGCCGATGAACCGGATGATGACGTCAGCGGCCACAGGATCCCCGTGCGCGCTTGCGCCGTATCGCCCGGTCGCGGTCGGCCATGATGCCGGCGATCGCTTCGAGCTCGGCCAGGCTCAGCGCTCGGACGACGGCCGGCGGCCAGCCCGTCGCGATGGCGACGGACATCACGGCTCGCGCTCGGCCGACAGCGTAGGGTCGGCGACGGCCGCTCCGACCTCCCCACCGATGCGCCAGCGTTGCGCCTCGGCCCAGGTCGCGCCGGGATGGTCGCGCCGATGCCAGACGTAGGCGATCGCGACCATCACGCGCAGCTTGCGCACGTTGCCGGATCCCTTCGACGCCAGCACGGCGCGCAGCTCGTCGAGATCCATGTCGACGAGCTCGGCGACGTCGATCAGCTCGCCGAAACCCATCAGGCTCGCAGCGTTCGCCGGCAGCTCGATCGTCAGCGGCAGCTCGTCGACGTCGGCCACGGCCGCCGGCGCCTGGCGCCTGGCCGCGGTCATCCCATCGCTCCCGTGATGATCACGTCGGCCTGGCGTTGCTGCGCGGCAGCTGTCCACTCCTCGGCCTGCGCGACGCCGCGATCGAGCCAGCCTGACCACAGCGTGAAACGCGAGTACTCGGCGCCGAGCTCGACGACCGTCTCGACGGCTCGAACCTGCGACACCAGGTAGCCCGTGCGCACCGGCGCCGCGCCGGCGATGCCGGCGGCCATCACCGGCATCACGTCGCCGGCCGGCGTCTGTACGGCCGCGGACAGGCCGCGGATCTTCGAGACGGCCGCCGGCCCGCCCTCGGTTTCCGTCGAGAAACTCACGGCCCGACCGTGATCATCCGCGGCGCGCCGATCCCCGGCAGCGTCACCTCGAACTCGGCCCAGGTCTGCGTGTCGCCGCCGTACATGGTCGGGACACAGATCACGTCGAGCTCCATCGCCGGCGTCGTCGTCGCCGGCGCGACGAGCTCGCCGTGCATCTGTATGCGCAGCACGCCCTTCTGTCCGGCATGTGACAGCAGGAACCCGGCGAGCGCGGTCGCGTCGGTGTACGACTGCACGCCGGCCAGGTCAGCGGACCAGTGCACCGGCCCGATCTGCGTCAGCTCGCCGTCGGTCGCGAGCGTCTGGTATCGCAGCACGTCGGGATCTTCCGGCGTGATGCTGGCCGTTTTCAGCTGGCCCTGTGGCGTGCAGACGTTCGCGCCGACCGTGAGCGTAACGGCCGCATTCTTCATAAACACGGGGACCGCCGTCGAGACGACTTGCGGCTCGGGTTCGAGCTCGGGATCAGACACAGCGCGGGACCTCCTCATGTGATGCGGATCAGCGTTTCGGCCGTCAGCTGTGCGGCCAGGTATCGCGCGCCGGCCACGGTCGCGACTCGGGGACCCGTGGCCGTCGGCGCCGACCATCCGGGCTCATGCTCGACGGCGAGCGTCGCCGTCTCGATCGCAGCTGTCAGCGCGTCCCAGGACGCGGCCGCGTCGACGGATCCGGCCAGGACGAATATCGCCCATCGGATCGTCCGGTATCCGGCCGACAGACGCGACGGCGCCAGGAACGGCTCGGCCGGATCGACCCAGCCGCACGGCGTCGCGAACCGGCCCGTCGGCTGATCGAGCATCGGCAGGCCGGCAGCGCGACACAGCGCCACGAGCGCGGCCCGCGACGCCGTGATCGGCCCAGGTGCCACGATCTGCGCCTTCGTGCCCGCAGGATCAGCCACAGGCGCCACAGCGGCCGATTCCGCGGCCGTCATCCGACCCCCACGCCGGCCGCCGGCGACCATCGCGCCAGGATGGCCCTCACGCCGGCCAGGTCATCGGCGCCGATCCGGACCGCGGCGCCGTCGACGCCGAACCCGGCAACGCCGAATGGCGCCTCACGCCGTTTCCAGCGTTCGGACCCGGCGATATACGCCGCGCTCGTGAGCTCGGCGAGCTCGACGGGATCGGTCGGCGGCGTGTCGACGTCGCGGCCGACCTCGTGCACGATCGCGCCGCTGATCGCCTGCGCCACCAGATCGGCGAACGTCGTCTCGTCAGGCGACGTCGGCGCCGAGCTGCCGGCGACATACGCCAGCAGCTGCGCGCCTGTGATCAGCGCCGGCCAGGTCGCAGCCTGGCCGGCAGGTCCGGCCATCGCCGGATTACTTCGACTTGCCGCGAGCGGATCCGGCGGCCTCGGCGTCGGCCTGGGGATCGTCACCAGCTGGCGCCGCGCCTGTCCACGTCCAGCGCTTGACGCCGGCAGGTTGCAGCACGAGCGCCAGGAAGTACTGCGCGACCGCGAACACGACCGAATGCGGCCCGTTGCGCTCCGTGAGCGTCACGTCGAGCACGGCCGATTGCCAGATGTGCGCGTCGTTCGCGCGAGCTGTGGCGATGGTCTTGGCGGCCAGGCCCCACGCCGGCAGCGTCTGCACGCCGGCGATGCGTCCGGCCATCAGGCCGGCCTGCGCCTGGCCCGAGCTGTTCACATAGTCGCCGACCGGCATCACAGGACGGCCGGCCGTGTCCTCGGCCGCGTTGAGCAGCTCCCAGGTATCGGACGACGCGAACACGACCTCCGCCGGCAGATGGCGCGCCGTGCCGAACTTGGCGACGGCCTTGCGGATCCCGCGATGCAGGATCAGGCCCTCGGCGCCCTCGGTCGCGCCGCCCGTCGCGTCGACGGACCCGGCGGCCGTCAGCGCCGCGATGATGGCCGCAATGGCGCGCTCACGGTCGCGCATCAGCAGCTGGCGCAGCTCGGCCGCGATGATCCGATCCGTGCCGGGGGATGCGCCGTCGACGGCCTGGCGACTCACGATCGACTCGCCGCCGACCCAGATCGGCGTACCCGTCAGCGGCGCCGTCGTCACGTCGACGTTCGGCAGCGCGGCGTTTTCCGATGCCGGCTGTCCTGTGTCACCCGTCACGGTCCCGAACGACGGGACGATGATCGGCCGGCTGTCCGTGATCGTCGTCGACGCGAAGAATCCGGACATCGGACCCGTGTAGTCGATGTCATCGACGTACAGATCAGGGTAGTACTCGGTCGGGATGGCGCCGGCCAGATTCGCCGTGTTGATCCCTCGGCCCTGGCGTTCGGCCTCGGTCACGAGCTCGACGAGTCCGGCCCGATGGCGCGCCAGGCGCGCAGCTGCGTCGACGTCGCGGCCGGCGTGGAACGCGTCGCGAAAGTACGAGAACGCCGAGCCTGGCCCGTACACCGGCTCGGGTCGCGTGATCGACACGCGCGAGCCGTCGGCCAGGGTGCCGGCGCCGACCTGGCGGCCGGCCGCGGATCGCATCGCCGCGACCTCGGCGGCGCGCCGCTGATCGCGCTCGGTCGCGGCCGTGATCTGTGGCGCCAGGCGCAGGACGTCGGCTCGGCGAGCCTCGACGGTCGCGGCCTCGTCTGTGGTCAGGTCGCGCGCCTCGCCGTGCGCCGTGTCCAGGATCGTGTCGAGCACGGCCTGCGCGGCCTCGCGCCGCTGTGTCAGGAATGCGCCATAGCTGGCCGTCGCGGCCTCGCCGTCGCGCATGTGCACGCCGGCGCGCGTCAGCCACGCCCAGGCCGCGGGATCGGCCGGGGGATCCGGCTCGGGGGAGGGGACCGGATCGGGCTCAGGCTCGGGGATCTGCGTTTCGCGCAGCAGGACGGACATTCGGGGACCTCCGGGGATGGTCGGATGTGATGACCTTCCGGATAGCTGGCCCGATGGCCGCCGCGTCAGCTCACGAGCTGCGCGAGCCTGGCGGGATGCTCGGCCGCGAACGCCACGCATCGTAGCGGTCGCGTCGCGGCGTGTCGATCGACGTCGCGCCGGCAGCTGCTCGCACCGCGAGGATCTGCGCGCCCTGGTACGCCGGCGCATAGGCGCCGGCCAGCCCGAGCAGGCGCGCCTCGGCTCGATCGAGCGTCCGGCCGTCGTCGGCCATGCGGTCCGTGACAGGCGCGAACTCGACAGACACGCCGGTCGATGCGCCAGCCCGGACCATCGTCAGGTATTGATCCCCGTGGCCGTGGGGATCGTTCTCGATGTGCACGCTGAAACGGACCGCCGGCCCGTCCTCCCAGACCTCGGCCAGCCCGAGCAGATTGCCCTCGTGCCGATCGAGATACGGCACTGTGGCGTGTCCGTTGCGCTCGCGCCGCGCGTCCGATCGGATCATCCCCAGGTGCCGCCGAAACGCCCCGACCGGGAAACGTTCGGCCATGCCGCCGACCTCGAACCGTTGCCCGTACGGCATCGCGACGCCATCGAGCGTGCGGCCGTCGCCAGCTGCCGAGCTGTCTGCCCTGAGCTCGACGACGCCGATCGCCCGGTGTAGCCGCTCAGCCGTTCGCGCCATCGTCTGCGCCCTCCGTGCCGTCTGCCGGATCCTGATCGTCGCCGGCGTCGTCCTGGCCGTCATCCTGGCCGGCCTGATCCTCTGGCGGCGTGTTCGGCGGCCGGCCGCCGGCGCCGGCCGGCTCGGCGCCTGGGATCGGCCTGGCGAATCGCTCGACGTCGATGTCGACGGTCCGGCCGCCGGGGAGGATGTCGGCCCAGGCCGACTCCAGCGGATCGGCGTAAGCCTGCAATGTGTGACGGACGAGCGTGATCCCGTCGGCCTGCACGTTCCGATACTGGCCGCTGTCACCCGTCGACGGCGCGTTGACCATCGAGACGGGGATGCCGAAATACCGCGCGACCTCGGCCACCATGTCGCGCCGCGCGTCGACGGCCGTCTGCGTCGTCGGGTCGGCGCCCCACGCTTTCGCGTCGGCGCCCATGCCCAGGACGGCCGGATAGTCCGGACCCTGCGCGCGCCGATCCTGCCAGCGTTGCCCGAGCTCGGCGGCCTGATCCGGGCTCAGATGCTGCTCGGTCTTGATGATCGTCACAGGCGCGCCGCCGGCGGCCCAATACCGCGCGGCGTACACGTCGGCCGAAAGCATCATCGCGAACGTCTGGCGCGCCAGGCGCAGCACGCCGGACAGCTCCGGGTCGATCGACGGCCAGGGTGCCGAATCGACTGTGACGATGGCGTCGGTCGGGACCGGCGCGCCGCCGACGTAGTACGACTCCGGCGGCAGGAACCAACCCGCGATCTGATACCTGTGCACCGGCGAAACCTGATCCGGTCGCAGCGGCAGGATCGACCACGGGATGCCCTCGCTGTCACGGCCGCCGACCATCCACAGATGCGCGCGATTGTGCAGCGCCATCGTCGCGACGACTCGCCATGTCCAGTCGCGGCGCGTGTAAACCTCGCACGGCCGGCGTACCAGACGCGAGCTCGGCCGTTCGGCGCCGGCGGCGTCGAGCTCGCGCCACAGCGAACCCGCGACGCCGTTCGCGATGATCGACACGCAGCGGACGACGGCCGACAGGCCGGCGACGGTCGTCTCGGACACGCCGCCGCCGGCGGCCAGCATCCACGCGAGCGGATCCGTCGTGATGGTGCGTCCGGTCGATGTGCGGATCCCGGGGACCGATGGCCCAGGACCCGGATAGTCGGCTCGCGTCTGTGGCGCCTGGCGGCCGTAGTAAGACAGCGCGGCCGCGTTCGCCCGATCTGTCAGTCGCGCCCAGGCTCCCACGGCCGCCACGGTATCACGCCCATTGCAGACATCCGGCAGCGTTCCGGCAGCTCGAGCGCTCCTCGAGCAGCTGCGCAGCTGCCGACTAGCAGCAGATCAGCGCCGCCAGGCGCACCGGAAACGGCGCGCGACCGACATCGGGGTCGTCAGCGCGGGGGATCAGGGTACGGTCGGCCCTTGCGGGCTCTCGCTCCGGTCCCATGCGCTCAGCGCCTGGCGGCGCGCAGATGCTTACACGAATAGCTGTGGCACGGGATCCGGTCGCAGCGCGCCGGCGACGGCCAGCATCGCGGCCGTGAGCGCGTCGACGTCGCCGGCCGACCGCTTGCGCGAGATGCGCCAGCCCTCGCC